TTATTGAACCCGAACGCCTTCACTTTCGGTTTCAACATCAATAGAACTTTCTCTTTTCTGTCCATTATACAATACATTTAGTTAAAAACACAAATAGTCTGCGTAGCAACGTATGCCAGCAGACTATCTGTGTAGAACTAACCTCGAACAATAGAAGGTTTAAAAGTAATTCTACTTACATCTGTAAGAGATTACAACGACAAGTTCTGTGGCGTACACCTTCATACGCATTTCTTATGGCAAAGATAAGAAAAATGTTTGAAAAACAAACATATATAAATACATTTCTTATGAAAGAGTAGTATTTTGTTCTTAATTATCCATTACAGCGATACCCGATAGACCGAAATCTATCAGGTACACTTCAAGGAACGTTGGCCGAAGCCCCAACGCGCTATTATCGTCTTGTCATGTGGTCGTTTATACTAATCCCCCCTTCGTCTAACATCGAGTAGTATTTATCATAACTGATTATAATGCTATCAAGTAATTTTATACCGAAAAGGGCAAGTCCCTTCTTTATTTCGTCAGAAAGCTTTATATCCTCTTGGCTCGGCTTCATGTTTCCTGATGGGTGATTGTGTACAAAAATTACCGCTGATGCAAACGCATCAATAGCGTATTTCGCAATAATCCTTTTATCTACTAAAGTTTGGCTTATTCCTCCTTGTGATATTTTAGCATATCCGGTCACGTTATTGGCCTGATTCAATAAAATAATAAAGGCACTTTCATAGATTAAAATATCCTCGTGATAGAATTTCTTTGCAAAGTTAAACGCGTCTTCTGATGAATGAACTTTGATTATTTCAAAATCTTGTTTCTTTGCTGTTATGCTGTATTCTACGGCTTTCTTTTTCATTGCTCTTGTCTTTTAATTATTAGTATTATATGTTTCTTTTATTGATATGTAAAGATACTCATTTTCAATGAGTTAACCAAATATTCACACTGTTAATTTACTCATTATCAACAGTTTAACCTTTACTTACTTTTAAACAAACAGATACAAAAAAACTTAATAGCCTCTATAAATCTACTCGTCAGATACAATTTTCTGATAAAAGGATTTGTTATCACGTAAAAAATATGGCAAAGTATTTCGCTTCTTTGCCTCTTTAATTCTTTCTTGATTGTCAAGCACCCATTTCTTGAACCCGTCTGGTACATTTTTCACTTCATTCACGCTTGCTGTATCAGTTTCACTACGTCCATTCCATTCCCAAAACTCTTCTTCTTTTTTGAGAATTGGGATTTTATAACACCTGTCCAAAGGATGCCAACCGGTCCATTGAAAATCTTTCGGGTACTTGCCTTTCAAGTTGTCGCAGATGTCATGCTTTGGGTGAGTGTTGCTCAACTTGATTTCATACCCTACAACGAAGTCCATCTGTCGCCAACGTTCATTCTCTGCCGTGCGGTAGGCCATGTTGATTTCGGAAGCCGCCAGACGAATGGAGCGGTACTCGCAATCGATTGCACAGCTTGCCTTGCCGAACCGCTCCTTGTAATCTTTCTGAAGCTGCGGAAAGTCCAACAGGTATTTGGATATGCGCTTACTCAATGTAACTGCGCTTATCCCTTTTCGGATGGCGCACGATATGGCATCTTCAAGTTCCTGCTTGTACAAAACTGACTGATTCCAAAGTTTGTCAGATACAGTGAAGCCTCTATCCTTGCGGTTTTGGAAAGCTTTCAGCGCATCGCCGTTCGTTTGATAGAGGATTTTGTACTTCTCCCTATCTATCGTGGCATCATACGCCTGCAAAACTTTGTTTGCCAATAAGTCTTGAACCTCGTTGCTGTTCTTCCATTCTTCGGAAGTCCCACGGTATATTACAGCAAAAATATCCTCCACAAACCTTTTTTGCAAGTCACTTATCCGCTTCCTTGTTTGGGGATAGTCCGACCACTTGAACGGCTTATTGCTGTCAACAGTAAAGTCGGTAATCCCGATTATCTTGGCCGCTTCCAAATTCATTTCCTCATAGATGGATTCTACAAGCATGACGTATCGGGCGAGCCGAGTATTCAGTTCGTCATACTTACGTTTTTGGTTGGGAGTTTTGGGTTTCGCCATGGTATATTATTCATTCTCAATCCTGTCTGGTGTTGGCATTTCCAATAAACGAATAGCTTTGATTGCTTCTTTTCCTTCAAGGAGAGCTTTACACAAACGGTGATAGCCATCTGCTATCTGTCCGACATCATCCAATATAATAGGATAATCAAGCGAACAATCGCGTACCCGTTTACATTGAAAGATAAAACTATGCAGTTGATTACACTCGAATGGTTCTGCCGTTAAGTCAATGTTCCATAAAGGCATATCAAGTATGGGGTATTCTTTAGCTTTGGCAAAATCATAGAGAGTTTGAGCATTCCAAATCTTATCTCCACGATGATATTCGCTTTCATAGAAACTTATATTTTCTATTGGTACTTTCATGTTACTTACATTTTAAAATGTTATTCCATAGACTCAAATATATTGCTTATTCTTTTTTGTGAAACCATAGCTTCTTCTTTCTGTATTTGCTGTAATGTAGCTTCTGGGTCATTAGAACCGGCTTCTCGAATAGTCTGCAACTGACTCTTGATAGCTTTTCCACCATTTTGTTTAATAAGTCTGTCGGTTGTTGCATCCTCGTCCATTTGTATAAACGGAGTAATAATGTGTTCAACTTCTACGTTATCTACTTCGTTAGCCCATGAAGTATTCATCCTTTTCGCAAATGCCTTTATTACACTGCACTCACGTTCAAATGCTTCTATCCAAGCGCCGCTTTCATCACCAACTTTTAAATGGGCATCAGTAAGAAGTGTTTGCCGAGCATCAAATCCGATATTACCAAGAGATTTCATGTTTTCAAATGATATATCCGGCATTTGAGATTGCGCCCAGAATAGATTAGTAAGAGTATTTACATGATATTTTAGAGCTTCAATAGCCTGTGACCATGAAACATAAGACACATCGCCACCGTTTTCAACACGGAATACTCTGCGGCTTTCTCCTTTATCTTCCTTACCTTGTATTTCCCCTGCTACTTTAAGAATTGGAGCACTATTATAGGCTATAACGTCACTATTTCTGGAGAGTGTATATTCTATTTCGTTACGCAGATAAGACAGACCGTGATAAATAGGAACCGGACGATAAATATAAATGCCAGGTATCTTCTGTATATCTATTGATTCCGCTTTGATTTGTTCCCATTCCGATCCCCGCTGTTTCCACTTGTAATGAGTGTGGGCGGTGTATGTCTCAAAGAAAGTAAATTCTTCCTGCCCGATTTTCTTCGCGTATTCAAATGACATGGCAAGCATATCCCCAAGTTCATCAAGTAATGGATATAACTTGACACCATCCATCGGGGAATAGGTCTTGCATTTCAGTTTATATTTACTTTGAAAGCCGTACAAAGTATTCGGTTTCTCGACGATGTACCAAATGGTAAAAACTTCGCATGACGCAAAATAAGTGTTACCACGTTTGATATTCTCGCTATCTATACGAGCGTATTTATAAATGTTCTCAATAGCTTTAGCTATCTGTTGACGAGTTTTATTGTTTTCTATATTATGATATATGCGTTTTACAGGAATGGAAAACATGAACTCAGTCATTCGCTTTGTAAGGAGCTTTTCAAGCCCGATATAGATCCGTGAAGCCTTTTCTACTGTACCGTCAGACTTTATCTTGTCTTTACGAGTAATAGTATCGCTAACAATGTCGTGCAGGGTTGGTTCATAGTCTTTGATGAGTTTATCCCATAGAGGTACACAAACGGATTTTTCTTTGAGGTCATTGATAATATTATCAATAGGTCTACTGCTGTCAAAAATTGCTGTTATTTCGTCCATAAGGTAAGTTCCGTACTCCTTTATACGGTGGTAGTTATAACTACTGCAAATATAATAATTACGATTGAAATTCAATCATATCTAAAAAATAAAAAAACGCAATCATCGAAACAATTGCGTTAAAAAGGTTCAATTTATGAAAGTTATAATTTTACATCTAATACTCTATCGGTTAAATCCAAGAAAAGATTCTGAAGTTGGTGTAAATACTCAATAGGTTTCTCTGCAATGATATATTCATACACATTATATGTCAATCGGAATTTACCATCAATATTTGTCACCTCAATATTGTCATTTTCATATACATCGTCTAATTCCGAAAAACCACACTTCAGAAGCAGTTCTTTGGTAAGAGGAATAGGAGATAAATTGTTCGGACTTGATTTTTCCCCAAATTGCATAATGCAAACATATCCTCCTGTAAACGAGCTATTTTTTTCTATACTATTAATTATAAAAACACCATCTATGTTGTTAATGTAAACAACACTTCCTATTCTAAGCTCTTTAATGTCTATCATAAGAAATTACCACAAAGCAACCTTACCCAATTTCCCTAAATCAAGAGATGCAGTTACAATACCTAAAGCCTTAAATATCCGGCTCATCGTAGGTATAGTGAGGCTGCCCCCTTTTTCAATTCTTGATATTTGTGCTTTCTTAACTCCCACACGTACCCCAAGTTCTTCTTGTGTCAAGTTCTGTTCAAGCCGAGCCTTTTTTATCGCTTCACCAATATTATAAGCGTGTACAGCCGTATCAACATCCATCTCGAATTTATCTCTTTCAGGAGTACCGACTTCACCTATATGCTTATCCAACATTTCGTCAAAAGTATACAATTTCATATTTCCTATCTGTTTCATAATTATTTATTTTTGAAGTATTCTTTCCGCAATGCCTTAGCTTTAGCAATTTCTTTTGAGGGTGTTTTTTGAGTTTTTTTCATGAATCCATGCGTAGCAACAACTAATGTTTCAGAATCCTTATCCCAAAAAGCAAACAATCTATAGGCCGTTTTGTTAAACAATGTACGAAACTCCCAAATATCGGTATCATCCAGCTTCTTGAAAAGTTCCTTGTTTCGTTCTCCTTTTTGTACCCTACTTATATTGTAGTATATTTTTTCCCTTGTTTTCTCCGGCAATGCTTCAAGAAATTCTACAGCATCTTCCAGAAAGACAAGTTGAAATACTATTTGTTCTTCCATATCATTCTATTTGAATGCAAAGATAGTATAAGTTTACTAAATTGTAAACTTATACATTCATATTTTTTATACCTGCAATACGAAGTTAACATAAATTATAATGCCTAAAAGTCGCAAGCGTATGTATATTGCTTTTTCAGACTATCCAATGCTTTTTCTGTAACAAGGTACGAATATTGTCCATCACGACCTATACGCTTGACAGAACGTGTTTCTTTAAGAACAACAGGTTTATTGAAGATAATTTCATATCTGTTCCCACAACTCGTTATCAGAAAATCAACACTACGTTTATATCTATCCAGTTCTGTTTCTTTGTATTCGTTTTTAGGAATGAAATCAGGACTAGACACTAAATAACCTTCCGTTACCAATTCTCCATTTTGATTATAGACCTTCATTATACATGACTTTAATAACAGATGTAAACCAAGTACCTTACAGCTTTAGACAAGCTGTAATCAGGATGATGTTCAATATATAGATGATAATTGCGCTCAATTGACTTCTTTGCCTCAGATTTATTACAACCGATTTTAATAGCTTTTGCCAACAACTGTTCTTTAGTATAAGTTTTCATTGCTCTTGTCTTTTAATTATTAGCATTATATGTTTCTTTTATTGATATGTAAAGATACTCATTTTCAATGAGTTAACCAAATATCTACACGGTTAATTTGCTCATTATCAGCAGTTTAACTTTTACTTACTTTTAAACAAACAGATACAAAAATGCACCGACTTTCACAAGCCAGCGCATATAGAGCAATGAAAACTGCATACTAAAAGAAACATAATACAGCTTTCACAACAAAAATACAAAAAACTTATCATTACAAGAAATCTCGAAGCAATTCTTCGTCACTGATATAGTCAAAATCATGCGGATAAAACGTATTTGCCAATGAATCCATATAGTCAGGAGAACGCTTGATTCGTTTTTTGATTTCTTCCTTTGGCTCAATGATAATTCGTCCATCACTTTGGAACTTCCAATGCGTTTCAGTAACTTCTTCCATGAGTTTATCACAGGGAGGCAAAGCCGCACCAAATCCATTTTTAGGATTGAGCCAGTCACGTAACGACCAATAACAATAAGCACGCATATTGGAAAATTCATATTGCCCGGTTATGTCATGCAGCTCTCTTGCTCCTTCTGAATACTTGCAAGAATAAGCATTCTTATACCCAAGTTCCTCCAACCGAGAATATACTCCAGCACCTTCACCGATGGTATCAATAAACGCCTTAGCTTTTTTATCTTTCAAGTATGGAATGTGCATACCAGCCACGTGCATATGGTCTGCCTTACCGGCCGATTGATGAACTTCAAACCTTGGCACGTAGTTGCCGTATCGAGGACAAAGTACACTATCATCACGCCCCATGCCTGCGACATCGGAACCAAGCCTGCAAGATTTGACTGGTGTGAAACCTTCCTCCTGCAATCTGTGCCAATTCTCATTCGCAATCTCAATCCATTCATAAGGAATAAGCACGTCTTCAGAAACTTTCGGGAACATTCCAAGTATTTTAACCCTGAACAGGTCATTAGGACGGTACAAACTACCTTCCCATTTAAAATCTCCTTCACCTGCATCAAAGTCTGATTGTTGGATGGGAGAACACCAATTCTTTACTTTATCCTTTACCCATTCATAATTGACTTGTCCGGGTATAATCAGCTTTTTGCTGACTACATTTTCTGCATTCAATGAATTAAGTCTGAACTTTGAAAAGCGTTCGGACTTCATTGCACGTGCAGCATAGCCGGTAGTGATGTTAGGGTTAAAGACAATGAGCAAACGGGAATTTCCCTGCAAATTACCCTCTATGGCGTTATAGATAGTTTCAGATATACCAGAGGCTTCGGTAACGACAAACATGGTATTCACAGCATGGAACCCTGACCATGCTTCCATATTATCATCTCCTGATTTGAACCCTGTCAGAAACCACTCATCATAATTGGTTCTGATGCCTGATGAAAGTAAACGACCAGGTAATATTTCTGCATTGCGGAACAATCTGGAAACTTCAGGTATCATAATATCCTTTACTTGGCGACCCGATGGCGCAGTCATCGCTATCTTGGTATTTTTAACCAATTTACCATCCTTCCAGCGAGGGGTAAGATACATAAAACACATAGCAGCACAGGCGGCAATATAGTCCTTCCCTCTCGAAGTTCCGCTGGCAACCGCCGTCATTGGATTGTGCTGAACAGATTCCAAAATCGCTTTCTGCTCTTTATCCAGGCATGCATGGAGAACATCGTGTGCGAACTTGCACCAATCCTCGCGCCATGCCTTCATGTATCGTATTGATTTATCCGCTTTGCTCATTCTTCATCGTCCGGAAGTTCTTGCATAAGTTTCTCAAATGGACTAACTGTTATATCCTGTTCTATCTTTTCGACATACCCTCTATCACGCATTTTGGTTTTACTAAGCCAAATAAGCATTGTATTGTCCTGCTCAGTAATGGCTTTCGTGAACATGACCGTTTCAAGTTTATCCTTAAAAGATTCTTCCACATCTTCCCATTGTTTGCGAAACTCCTCATCCTTTTCTTTCCATTTATACGCAAGAGTTCTGGATATGCCAGCAGCCTCACATGCTTTGGTAACATTCAGCAATCGAGCATCAAGAGCATTAAGAAAAATCTCTTTCTTTTTCTTTACTGGGATTCTAAACTTCTGTGCCATCCTTATTTCCTTCCAATACATTGTTTACAATTTCCAACATCTTACAAATACTTAGAGCCTGTGCCTTGATTTTATACTTAGCTTGAACTTTAGCACTAACTTCATTCAACCTGTGCATAGTTTCCACATCCAACAAGGTCAAATTGCCAAGCTCTTTCTCCGAATAGCATTCCAATGTTTCCATGAGTTTATCAAACGAAACTTTCTGCGTGTCAACGAACATAAGAGTTACCGGAACTATCTCGTTATTGGGCATTTCAACTGTGTAGTTGATGTCTTTTACACTTTCCAATACTTCATTGCTAATATGTGCATACTCTTTCAATGCAACGTCTGTTATCTCGTCAAGAAGTTGCTTCAATATCTCCGCATCGTCCTGACCTACAATACTGTTATGACTTAGCTGCGTAGCAAGTAACCAATCATTTGTTGTTTCCTCTTCCTCTATGTACATGACATGGATGGAAGTAAGTCCAGCCATTTTTGCCGCTTGTGTTCGGTGGTTACCGCTTACTACCGTATAGGAACCATCCGAATGCCTTACACAAAACGGTACAGACGATAATTGACCGTCCCTACGAATGTTATTCACTAAGGCATTAAACGTATCCTGCTGCATAAAATGAGCATTTTTTTTGACCAGTTTAATATCTGACAACTGTACTTCCGCTATCTTGAATTTACCCATACATCACTCCTTTCTCGGCTCATCACCGTATTTTTTTACAAAAGCTTTTAATATATCATCTAACTTTCCCCGAATACCAGCATCCTGTATATAATGCAATTTACCAACACAGCGTTCATGTAATTTAAATACACCCCGATACTTCATGCTTACAGGTTTATCAGTAAATACAGAAGTGGCTATAACACCACAATTATGCTTATACCTTATATCCAACTCCGCTTTAAATTCTGACGAAAGCACACCCATAATTAGCAACCTGCTTAGTTTAGGCAAAGGATGGTCTATCACAAAATCCGACTTCATCCAAACTGCATCCATTCCATATTTGCTGACTTTCAAAAAGTCGAACATACAAGCTCCGAACACATAATCATCCAAGAACCACAAGTAACAAAATGGAGCGGAACCAAGTATAATACCTTTCTTCAAGTAAATCATACGGAGATAATCAATCTCTGCCATAGAAGCACGTACAAACCGGAGTTTGCTATTACTTGTAAGTACATAATCATCCGGAAGCCGTTTATACTTTAGGGGGATGATAGTTCGCTTGTTAAAACTACTATCTCCGCTTTCTACCACATTGGACCAGATATATGTACGTTGGTCTTTAAATACTTCTCTTCTGCCCATAAACCCATGCTGCGAGAGAGCCATGTAATTAACTTGTTCTTCATCAATTTCTGCATATTTTGTTTTAGTACGCTCTTGCCAACCAAAATCATCCAAAAGGAAACGCTGTAATGCGTTGCTTGTCGCTTTCATGCCGGAATGAAACTCGTTCTGATAGATCAAGATGTCATTTTCATTGCAGTTAAGTATTGCATCCGATATATCAGCACAATAAAAAACTTCGACAGACTTACTTTTAAGATTATCCACAAGTTTTTGGTAACGCTCCGTATATTTCTTATGGTAATACTCCAATTTAGCCATGAAATCATCATAAAGCGACTTATGGTAAATATCCTGTGAGTTTTTATGTTTCTTGATAGCATTGAACAGATGAATAGTTGCAATGATTTCAGCCGGGCTTTCAGACTTGATATTTAGAAACTCATACTCATCATTAAAACGTAGTTCCTTTATCTCTCCTTTGATAGCCTTGTACATCATATAGATAAAATACTCTTTTGTGTACACCTTAATCTCACGATTAATAAGCACCTGCTCTATATCCATGTAATATGAGTTAACCACATGGGCTACATCAAACTTGGCCGCTTCTTTCTTGATGAAAGAAAGCATACGATTTGACTTCTTGAACATGGAACCCACTATCGTAACATTATCCGAATGTTCTGCCGCCCAAAGCAACGGTTTGTGCCTTTGGGGAACTTTAGAATAATCAATATGGAACGCTTCAATACATTTATCAATTGTAGTGAGTTGCTTATATTCCTCCATGTCTTCATGTATATAGGCATACTCCACGAATGAATACATGAATTTGATTGTTTCCAGAACCTTATCAAAATCCCAAGAACTGTTGAATATACGAAACTCTGCCGTACCAATTTTCGCAATAGAACAAAGATTGAGCCAATAACGTATGTGCCCCCTGTCAGATCCATTACTGAATACTTTTAGCAGATTGTCGATATTGTCAGCTTCCAACACTCGTTTTACTACATCGTATGGTGGACTTGGAACAAGATATTTTGTTTCCCACCACTCGGCAATATCAAATATTCGCTTGATAGAATATGCAGTATAGTAGGATAGGGCAAACATGCGTTTGATAACATCCAAATCCATATCCTTGATATACAGATGTGCATCAAAACCCTCATTCCACATAAGATAACTTTCTGCATCTTTCATAGTCTGAATGAAGTCTTTTAGTTCCTGCAAATCTTCCACACAATAATGATACGGTCGGGTGTTAATCTCACCGCCAAACTGACCGTGATGGGTAACTGCTGAACCGTCTGAGTTATTCATCATGGTTAGCTTGTTATCCGTCCACTTGTAACCTGATGGAAGTGGTATGCGTTGTTTGTCACCATCCGCAAACTCTAGTTCCATACCAAATGTTCGTTTAGATATATAGTCAATCCACGGTTTATTTATATTCATGTTCTGCATATCTCAATTTGACTAATGATTTATAATTGGGAACAAACGTAACCACATCACCAATGCAATAATCTGAAGCTCTGCCACAACACGCCATCATAGTGTATTCGCTAGAACAATCCGAATAAACCAATTCTTTATTTACACATGCGCAATCCCACATATCAGCCATAGAATAGCCGCAATCAAGAAGTATTTGGTTACGATCAGGGAAAACACCTATAACTTTAGTACTTAATTCAATACCATTCCTCCCTAATTTATGTTTATCGTTATTATACGGAATTGTGCCAAACAGCATATATTCTCCTATACGTAAATCACTAATGAAATCCGGAAGGTTTTCGTTTTGTCCCAGCCAAAAGCTACCACCCAAACTAATTGATTCAATACTTGTTTTCAGTGCATTCCATATATCATACAATCGTTGTCGTGACGGTCTATTTTCATTCAGACAACCAGAAGTAATCATTCCATAGGCGTGAGAATTGTCATCACATGCACGAACCATTCTGGCTATCTGTTCTGCATCATATAGGCTTACACCTTCTCTATTATCAAATCCATCGATAGGGATGTAGATATTATTAATACATTTATTCACGACACAATCCATTGCATCATACGTGGTAACGGCAACCGCCCCATTCTGGCTTCTGACCGCCTTACCGATAGAATAACATATACCGTCTTTTAAATGGAGCCCAAAAATCTTATTATTTATTTTATCTGCGATATGTCCATAAATATCCTCGTAGAAATCTTTGAACATTAAAGAGATAGGGACATTAACAAGCGTTTGCGCCTTTTCGATGTTCTCAATGATATTCTTGGTATAAACTATAACTTTCATAGCTCCCACTTTAAGATTAATCGTTCAATCCCTTTGTATTTGGTGTCTCGCTTGAACTGAAATCCAGCATTAGTAAAACTCCTGATGCTCGCTTCATTCTTTGGAGAAGTCATAGCAAATATTTCATGTGCGCCATTAGCAACCAACCTCGCTATATTCGCATTAATAAGTACATGTTGAAATCCGTTTCCCCTATAATCAGCATGAACAAAGCATTTATCCACGTAAGCAGTACCGTATTCCGTGAAATATGCCAGAGAATAGGCAATTAATTTACCATCTATCCATAAACCATAACTGCAACCGGATTGTAAGCATTTAGTTACATCTTCTGGTTCCGAAGCGAAACACATATCAGGATTGGAAAGAAGAGTTTGCTCTATCTTTTCAATATCTGACATATCAGACATGGATAAAGATTTGAACTGTATTTTGTACTCTATACTTCCTCTCTGTGTTGGGAATAATGGCTCGTAACGGTCAATCCATGCTTTAGACAGAAATACATCTATATCTGTTTTAGGTAACAATGTTTTTCTGTAATTGTCGAAAACGTCTAATACAAACGCCTTATGCTTTGTTAGTTGTTCATTCTTCAACGGGCATTTACCACTACGAAACACAAATCCTTTTTTCACAGACTTTACCCACAACGGATAAGTACGACACATGATAGGCTTATAGCCATTGTCACATGACTTACAGTCTCTGGCGAAACATTTTACCTTTTTACCGCCAAAATAATCATCGTCTATAATCTGCAAATGGGAGATTTCTTCTTGGTGTCCATCAAGTTCGTGAGGTAAAATAACAATGTGTCCGTCCGAACCGAACGAACAACATTTCCAACCACAGCCGGAATTTTCACATGCTCTTATTAATCCTTTTTCGTCCATATTTGGGGTCGTATATAACTTCATATACTTTATTCGAGCGGAAACAGGGAATCGAACCCCACTCTTTGACTGGAATGCCAACGCTCTACCGATGAGCTATTTCCGCAGTCGCCTATGCTGTCAGACCACCGCTTGCTTGGCAAATCTGACAGCATCCCACCAAACGCTATTGATGGGTGGCTAATAATTCTGGATTATCGTAAATATTACCGATAACTTCTATCCAGTTAGGATAACAAGATAAATAACACATACAAATATCATCTTTCTCTTTACCACACCATTGCAAATCAAAACTTGCATTTTTGCAATCGTACATTATAAATGCAATTGGGTGTTCGCCATCAACTTTAATAATATCCCCTTCATAGATTTCTATTCCATTCTTGTCATATCTTCCAGTGAATTGGCCTATCGTATCATAGTTGATATTGATAGGCTCATTTTCATAGGTTGTGCCGTTAATCCTTGTGTATTCAAAAGGAAGAATTGCAAAACCTGTCTTAACAGGTTTGCCATCCAGAATGAACTGCAACAAATCACCATAAACAAATTTTCCACAATCAAGGGCTTTCCCTCTAAATTTTACAGCTCTCATATCTAAAACAAACTTGCTTGTACATATTCCGGTTCTTTCTTCTCAACAACTCCAAACTCTGTGATTTCAATACCAGTCTTTTCTGTTAGCCATTTACCCAATATATGACGATGGCAGAAATCTCCCGGTTTTTCGTAACAGCAAAGAGCAACATCCTTACCATTGCTTAATGCTTTGATTTGTTCTATAACCTTTCTCGCGTCCTGTTTCGCAAGAATACCATCATACAGTTTAAGATATTCTTCGTGAGAGCAAGCTCCGCTTATCATATATCTTGTTGGAGCGACATTTATCATCTGTGGCACACTTAAAAATCTCGGTCTGCCAATTGCAACACAGATAATCATTACTCCTGCTTCTTTTAACTTTCGGGCATTCCCGAAATATGATGTGTAAATTTTCATTTTTTCTATTATTTACGTTGTAAAGATACAAAATTTGATTGAAAAACAATCATTTTTAGACTTAAAATAGACAAACCTACCAAGATTTTGCCATTTCTATGATCTTTTCATATTCCCCAGAGTGCAGCAAACTTGCTTCGGAATGAAAATTTATATCGTCTAACCGATATTCTATGAGCAAACAAGCATATTCATCACCCATTTTGCGGTGTTTTTGATGCTTTTTGGCAAGTGATTCCAATTCTTTGCCGGATAATCCATAGTGATTTTTACGGTTGAGATTCCGCATCCTATCCTTATCTTTTTCTTTTAAATCTTCATACGTCATAGCTTAATCCTCCTCAAATTCATCTTCATATACCCAAATATGTTTACCACTTCCACAAATTTCGACTTCCCATTTATACATGGATGGCCAATATTCAATTAAGATAATATTCCGATAACCCTTGTAAGGCTCTTTTAATGTTGCCGTTCTCATTGCTCTTCTATTTTTATTTATTATACGTTGCTGTTATTTTTTCGGCTTTAAGCTCAGCCTTCAGTTCGACATTCTTATACATTCTTACTGCTACGATACGAACAGTTTCAGATAAGAATCTGCCTAAGTCCTTTCTAACTTTTTGCTCCAACTTAATAGCCTTTGCCAAATCCTTAGTCCGCTTTCTAATGGTTTTCTTGAAACCAAAAACATAATCTTCCGTATCAATCTCGAACTGGTAGGTATCAGAATGCAACACCCGGTTAAGTTCTGCTGTCATTTGTTGTACTCTATTCATTGCTCTTATTATTTAAGTTGTTATTTTTGATATGTAAAGATACAA